AATCCGGGACGTTTATATCTGTCATATCTACCGGCTCGAGTGCCTTGACGAATAATCCCTGCTTCGAGATCTTCCCATAAAATTAAATTGTTACTGGTGTACGGAGCTGCCCCGTATTCTTTCTGCCACCAAGTAGGTTGTTGACTGAACCCTAACATCTCCCAAGGGCATCGATGTGGTCGGTCTGTGTCATAGAAATGCTGATACACTCCTCTCCACCAACCAGGAATATTTTTGGTCTTAGTGGGATCTGACATATTTGAATAGGTATAGGTAAATGAGTTTTCGCTGTCGAAATAATCATTCCTTGTGTAATTGATATTGGTATTTTGAATCCATTTTAGAAAATCTTGTACCACAATTGCATCTAGCTGATTCTTGGAATATTCTCCTACTCCGTAATAACCGGATAATATTTGATCTATATCAAACACCGAAGAATCATATTCTTGTTTGATGTTATTATAGATACGTAATTCTAGTTCTAACAATAAATCATCTCTGAAATCTCCGTAGGCTGCTGTGATACTGCCGTCATGACCTTGTATAACATATCTAGGTTCTTGATATGTGTCATCGAGGAATTTCATAGGAGTGTATTTTTTATACAGTCCCATAGATGTTGGAGTAGGCGGAATAAAATTAGTAGATGTGCTGAGATATTCCCTAATTTCAATTAGGTCGCCTTCTACTAAAGGCGTTGTGATTGTCAGAAAACTAAATGCAGAATTAAACACATAATCTTGAGTGTTTATGAGTTGTAAATTGTTTTTATAAACATACACAGCTCTAGTGCTGAAGGTTGTTAAATCAAACCTTGCTGACAGTGTAAATGTAGTAATGCCAATATCTTCTACCACTGTTGTTAACGCAGTGTAAGCGCCGGCACCGATCATATCTGAATCAGCAAATGCGTCTTGTGCAGTTTTTACTGAAGTTACACTATTAATTATGTCATCGACAAAATCAATCGTTTGATCGTTATAATCAATTTCTGTAGACCGTTGCAAGAAATTGTTTTTAAAATCCGTATATTCTTTTTTTGAATGCTGAATTGCTTTAACTATATTGTGAGTTTTATCACATAATGTCATCACAGCCAACGGTGTGTTACCGCTGTGTTTTAAAAATCGCTTGGCAGTTAATCTGTAGTCTTCGAGATCTCGTAGATTGCTAACTCCGGGCAACTTTCCTGTAAATT